AGCTGAGTATTTTCGGAAGATCACCTCGCCCTCGCTGTTTGTGTAGATTTCAAGAGGGTCGCCCTCCCGGATACGCATGGTGCGGCGGATCTCCTTGGGGATCACCACTCGTCCCAGGTCGTCTCGACGTGTCAAGGGAGAGGCAAAAAATTTATTATGCACAAAGCTCGCTTATATGTGCGAACTTTGTACATAATTGTCGATAATTTGGAGGCATTTTCCGTAGTGCGTAGGATATGCCTTGTGTCATAATAGGGGCAAAAAGTGTTTTTTGTTCAAAATCAGCCTCAATCTTCCTTCTGAGCGAAGATGTCGGCAAATACCCACTCAATTTCAATGTGCTCGTTCGTAGTCACGATGACTCGGTTGATTGCGTCGTACAGATGCTCCTTCAAGCCTGCATCATAATCGGCTACGATTTTCTCGGCTTGGGACAACCCGGACTTCTTTTCCTCCTCCGCAGCTTTGGCTTGGAGCAGGGTCCGGTATTGGTTCTCAAGCTGTTCTTTTTTTGCTTGCAGTTCACTTATCTGCAAGGTGATTTGGTCTTTGGTTTTGATGAAATTCTCACGGCTGATTTCACCGGAGCGATACGCTTCGTAGCGTTCCAGTTTTCTTTTCTGGAGCTGTTCCAGTTCCTTATCAGCCTGTGTGATTGCCTGGTAACACTCCACGCTCGGAGAACGCTTTTCCTTTGTCGGTGTCGGGCTGTTCTGCTTGATAAAGTTCACTTGTGTCCGCAGAGCTTCCACGAGAATATCTTCCATTTCGCTTCGTTTCAAGCGAATACCGGAGCACTCGCTTTCGTGCTGATATTTGGCTGAAACGCAGGAATAGTATTGGTCGGAGCCGTAAGTCTTGCGGAGCTTTCTGCCACAATGGGCACAATAATAAACTCTGTCGGGCTGGTCGTAAACGCTCTTTTTTACCTTCTTGGGGTTGCGGAGCATTTCATTTGCCAAGTCCCATTTCTCACGGGGGATGATTGCTTCGTGAGCATCGGGGGTGATAATCCATTCTTCCACAGGAACACGCCGTTGATTTTTGTCACGGATATGTCGACTTTCTCTCGTGTGGTTGGTCATCACGCCTGTGTACTTAATGTTGCGAATCATATAAGCGATACGAGGATGTGTCCATTGCGGTTCAGTCTTTTCCTTGCGACGAACCCCTTTGTGTTCCTGGGGCGTCGGAATCCCTCTTGCATTGAGATTGGCGGCAATCTCACTTGTGGACTTGCCGGCGATAACTGCATCGAAAATCTCACGGACAATCGCAGCAGCAGGCTCATCAATAACCATTTTGTGCTTGTTCTGTGGGGAGGTCTTATACCCGTAAGTAACACAGGTGATGAACTCTCCCTTTTCCTGCTTCAGCCGCATGGCGGTTTTCACTTTGGCAGAAAGGTCTTTGCTGTAATAGTCATAGACCAAGTTGCGGAAGGTGACATCCATACCGGCGGTCTTGCCAAAATGATTAAAGCTGTCGTAATTGTCGTTGACAGAAATGAAGCGGATACCAAGGAACGGGAAAATATGCTCCAGATAGTCGCCAACTTCAATATAATCACGACCGAAACGGGAAAGGTCTTTTACGACGATACAACCAATCTCACCGAGTTTCGCAATCTCAATCATTCGCTGAAAGTCGGGGCGGGAAAAGTTCGTACCGGAAAAGCCGTCGTCGCAGAACTCCATCCGAGGAAGGTTACAGAGGTCGGGAGAGCTTTCAATCTGACTGATAATGATACGCCGTTGGGCTGAAATGCTGTTGCTCTCGTCCTTGGCGACATTACGCCTCATATCCACATCTTCCTGCGACAAACGCAGATAAATTGCTACCGCTTTCGGCATTATGCCACCTCCTTCCGAAGCCGTTCCGTTGTGCCGAGAAGTTCCTTGAACTCCTCCATATAATTGAATGTGATTTCCAGAGAACCATCCGAGTGGAATTTGATGAGTTCCACACAGGCAGAAAGCATTTCTTCGGTCAGTTCGGTTGCATTGGAAAATTCCTCTACAATAGCCATCCAACGCTTTGAGCCGATAAGCTGTTCTTCGGTGTCACTCTCGTCCTGGCTGAACTTTGCGAGCTGACGCTCAAGCTCTGCAATTTGGGATTGGTATTTTTCTTTTTGAACAAGGTAGTCCTGGTCTGTCAGAAGCCCGTCCTTCAAATCAACATATAGTGTTGCAATAGACGAATTTAGGTTCTTAATTTTGAGATTCAGATTACGCTTCTGCTTTCTCCGGTCGGTGCTGTTATTGATTGCTTGTTTCCTTGCAAGCAGCGTTTTAATGATGCTTGCCGAGTCCATAAAGACGTTCATTTGAGAACGAATGGCGTGGAAAACAGCCTCATCCATTTCCGCCTTGCTCTTTCTTTTTGCAGTGCAGCCCTTTTCTCCGTGTTCGGCGTGGGTTGGACACTTAAAGGTGAAGTACACTTTGTCCTTCTTAGTGCTGAAAGAACGGACGAGTTTAATTCTTGCTCCGCAATCGGCACAGACAAGTTTTGCACCGTAGATATTCTTTGCTTTGGGAAGATGGTCATACTTGCCGTGGTTCTCTTTGGCGGTTCGGGCTGTGGCTTCGTTGATAGCCTGTACCTTGTCGAAAAGTTCCTGGCTGATGATAGGCTCGTGGGTATTGTGGACGATTACCCAATCCTCCTCGTTGACCCGACTGAACTGAATACCTTTGTAGAGGCATTGTGTGGTTTTACGCTGTGCCATGTGACCGAGGTAGCCGATGTCTTTCAAAATGTCGGTAACAATGTGTTTATTCCAGAGGATGGTGCGGCTTTTCTGGTTATTGTTGGTCACGATACCACGGTCAGCTTTGTACTGCCCTGGGGACGGAATCCCCATTTCGTTGAGCTTTTTGTTGATGCCCATATAACTCATACCCTCGCTGCGCCACAGATAAATCTGCTGAACGATGGGAGCTGTTTCGGAGTTCACAATCAGCTTATTCTTGTTGTTTGGGTCTTTCAGATAACCGTACTTCTCCCACGCACCGATATACTCACCGTTCTCCATCTTGGTATTCAAAGCCGAGAACACTTTTCTTGAAATGTCTCGTGCATAGAAATCGTTGATGATATTGGAGAGCGATGCCGCCAGTTGTGCATTGTTGTTGACAGCTTCGGTATCGTAGTTGTCGTTGACAGATATGAACCGTAAGCCAAGGAAAGGACAAACCTTTTCCAAAAACTCGCCGGTTTCAACATAGTTTCTGCCAAGGCGAGAAAGGTCTTTTACTACAACGCAGTTGATTTCACCCTCACGGACAGCATCCAACATACGCTGAAATTCGGGTCTCATAAAGTTAGTGCCCGTGTAGCCGTTGTCGGTAAAGACAGCCGTTTTACGCATCGTGGGGTTGTTTGCGATATTTTCCTCCAGGAAAGCAATTTGGCTATCCAGGGAATCGGAATCCTTTCCGTTATCCTCAACGGAGAGACGGGCGTAAATTGCTACGTTGTATAATACTGTTTGCTCAGTACGAGATTGACTGAGCGACGGTTTTTGCTGTTTGCGGGATGTTCTTGCCATTCCAGCCAACCTCCTTTATCGAAATAATGGTACACTTGGATTGCATCTGCTTCTGCATCTCCAGATATTCAAGAGCTGCGGTAAACTGGTCTGCGTGTCTGAAACGAACGTGGATTTCTTTCTTATCGTTAATCTCGACACGTTCAATCAAACTAACGATTGTGTTGCGCGTCAGCTTATCTATGTTTTCATACTTTCTGAACTGAGCGAACCACCCTTGGGCATCGGTCAATCCATTTTCAACGGCGTTGCGCTGGCCGACAAGACGGTTGATTTGCACCTTTACGGAGTCAATTCGCTCGTCATAGTCGCTCTTGAAGGAGAAGTATTCCTCCTTGGAAATCAAGGCTTGCTTCAAATCTTCGTAAAGGCTCAATTTAAGGGTGGTGTACTTCTCAATTTCGGTCTCCAATGCCTCGATTTGTGCGTTGATTTTCCGAACCTCACGCTTTTCCCAATCAAGAGTTTCCATTTGGGTCATCGCATTGTCAATGTCGATTGCCATATTGATGTGAGCCTGCACGGTAGCCAGAATCACTTCTTCCACGAGGTCGCACTTGATATTATGGGACGTGCAGCTATCTTTGTCACGCTTGTTACCGGAGCATACATAGTAGTGATACTTCTTGCCGTTGGAAGTTGCCGCCCTGTGAATCATAGGGCTTTGGCAATCGGCACAGTAAATCATACCGGAGAAAGGATATATCTCCTCGCTGCCCTCGGCTCTGCAGGTATCCATACCGAGACAGAGCTGAATCAGCTCAAATTGCGTAGGGGTGATAATCGCTTCATGAGCATTTTCTACTCGTGCCCATTTGGACTCATCCTTGGCAACTCGCATCTTGACCTTATAGTTCGGTGTGGTCGTCTTTCCTTGCTCCAACACGCCGGTGTAAACGGCATTTTTGAGAATACGGAGAACGGCAACGGCACTCCATTGAGCCGTGGTTTTGGTCTTAAAACTCGTGCGGTAGTTCTGACCGCATTTTTTCTTATATTCCATCGGGGACGGAATATGGAGCTTGTTCAGATGATTGGCTATCTGCTGTGCGTTCCATCCTTCCTGTTTCCAGTTAAAGATGTTGCGAACGATTTTAGCGGCTTCCTCATCGACAATCAGCTTGTGCTTGTCGTCGGGAGAACGCATATACCCGTAAACAGCGAAGTTGTTGACGAACTCGCCGTTCCTGCGTTTCACTTCCAGGTTGGTGCGAGACTTAATGGAAATGTCTCGGCAGTAAGAATCGTTGATTAGGTTCTTGAAAGGAAGAACGAAATCGTTGGACTGGTTTCCTGTGTCTGCGGAGTCGTACCCATCGTTGATGGCGATGAAGCGGACACCGAGCATCGGGAAAATCTTTTGAATATACTTACCGGATTCAATGTAGTCACGGCCGAAACGGGAAAGGTCTTTTACAACGATGCAATCCACACGTTTTTCACGCACGGCTGTCATCATATCTTCAAAGCCCGGACGGTCGAAGTTGGTTCCGGTATAACCGTCGTCACAAAACTCTGTGACATACATAATGTCGGGTTGCTTCTGAATGTACCCTTGAATCAAATCACGCTGGGTCGAGATACTGTTGCTCTCGTTTTTATCAGAAACAGAAATGTCGCCATCTTCCTGTGATAATCTTAGGTAGATGGCGGCACGATATAGTCTTTCGTTTAATTTTTGCATAACTGCGCCACTCCTTTTGTCTTTGAGGTCAATCCTCTCTAACAAACGGAGTTTCGCTGATTTTTGTCCGTCATTATTATACTATAGCTCTCTACGGAAATCCAGTTTGTCGGAGAGAACGCAGCCGTGTAATTTCTTCCAATTACATTGCGGCTATCATATTCACGAAGTTATCATTCATCGTGCGGTTGGTGTCGGCATAGGAAACACGGACAACGGTGTTGCCGACCTTGAACATATAAGGATTTTTGATTTGCTCCACATAGGACTTCACTCTTTCCTCGATGGGGAGTGAACGGTCAATTTTGACATCACGGATGTCAACCAAGGTAGCGAGCAATTCGTTATGGGTTTGAGGGTTTGCTTTCATACTGCACCGCCTTTCAAAACTTATTATTATCCAGAACTTTCCTATTTATGCGGGAAAGAGAAAACGAGCATCATACGTCAATCCCAAGGCTGATTTTGATTGCCTTGTCGATGGAACGCATCTGCTCGTCGGAGACTTTTCCTACATATTTAATTACCCTTGACTTATCAATGGTAAGAATCTGTTCTGTAAGTACGACAGACGGGCTGATGAGATTATCAACCCCAACAAGGGCAAAGTGGGTAGGCTGTTTTGCCTTTTTCAAAAACCGAGACGTAATGGGGGCTACGATGAGTGTAGGACCGTAATAGTTACCTATGTTATTCTGTATCAGAAGGACAGGTCGGCAGCCCCCTTGCTCGGAGCCGTAGCGTTTACCCAGGTCAACCAGGTAAATATCACCACGGCGATATAACCAAGTGTCTTTCATATAATGGTTCCTTTCTACATTCCAAATTGGATATGTAAAGCGACTACAGCCGAGCCATAGTCGCAACGTGAGTGTATTAGAATTTCATCGGGAGTGCGTTCTTACCGGCGTTCTCGTTGTAAATGCGAAGCAGCGGGAACAGATACTTCTTGTAGCCTGTCAGATTCACGCCAACAGCTCGTCCGTCTCTGTAGATTTTCAAGGGGTCCGTAGAACGGAGCTGAGTCACAAGATGGCGAGGACAATACTGGTCGTGATAGCGGTCAACAAAGTAAGTGATGGCGATGATGTTCTCCGTCCGGAAGGAATCGGGGTCGCCGTCCCACGCTGCTTTCAAAATCTTCATCGCCTCAGTATAGCGTTCTTCACCAATACGCTTATAGGCGTTGAACGCAGTCTTGATACAGCCGATGCGGTCCAGCCCACGGTTGTGGTCAAAATCGAGTGCAAGTCCGACGGAGAGATTTGCCATATAGAAAGCGGTGGCTTCGGAATCCTTTCCGTAAATCTGTGCCCTCATACGAGCACCGGCAGAAAGAGGGGCGGAGATGCCGTTCTGCTGTGCAAAGAGCAGGGCTTCTTCCTCTTTGTCCATACCGTAGTACACCTTGCATTTGATGGGAACGTCTTTGTCGCCGGAGACGAGAACACGAGCACCGATAGTGTGCTGTCCGTCAAAGACAAAATACTTGCCGTCACGGTAGCTGACCTTGGGTTCGTTGGCGATGCGTTCATCAAACTTACTGGCGATTTCTCTGGCACGAGGCGAGAAAAGGTCTCTCTGATAGGTCTCCCTGGGGATAATGAGTTGGGAGGCGGGGATGACGATGGTTTTGTAGTTGTACTTGTTTGTCTTAGTTGTCATAATGGGATTTCTCCTTTAAGTATTTGATTTAGGTAGGCAAGCCCGTCCTCTGCGAGCTTATTGACTTTGGAATTGTGTTTTTTTGCTAAGAAGTAATCTTTGTTGTGGCTGAGACACACCGACCAACGGAAGATAAAGGTATCCAGAGCATCCTCCAATTCGTAGAGCATACTTTCCGGTGTCCCTCGGCAGGTTTCACTCGGTAACTCTGCGGCAATTTGCTCCAATGTCAGCAAATGCCTTTCGGGGAGAACCCTTCGTCTTTCCTCCGGTGGCTTTCGTAAGCCCTCAACCAATGCCGGTCGTTCCTCGTGGGTGGCTTTTGTAAGAGCCTCCACATCATCTTGCGTGGGTTTGATTTTGCCTGCAAAAATCTCTGAACGAATACCTGGGTCAATCTCATCGGCAATATCTACTGCCTTTGAAAATTTCTCGGCACGAAGAACTGAGTTCCTGCTGATACCGTATTCGTTTGCAATTCTGTCGCAGGTTTTTTCCGTGGGAATCAAGTTACCAACTTGGGAACTTGATTTCACTTCACTGCTTTTTCGGTCTCCGCCATAGGATGCTTTTTCCGACTCGTAACGCTTACCGATTAAGTATTTTTTCTGCTGAAAGGTAAGGTTTCTGCGTCCGAGCTGATTTTTGCAAATCCAGGCAAGAGCTTCGTAGCGGTCATTGAAGTCACGCTCACAGGTAGTAAATTTAAGGTGTGGATGTTTTTCCGCAATGCGGAAACGGTTGTGTCCGTCGATGATTACCTCACCCCACACGATAATGGGGCTGATGATTACGCCGTCAGCTAAAATGTTTTCTTCAAGCTGCTGGAACTCATCGTCGGTAAGTGGTGGAATCCGGCTTTCAAATTCCGGGTCTATTCTTAATTGCATAGTGTCCTCCTTACACGCTATGTACAGAAGCGAACCGCCGAAGCAGCTCGCTTCTTTGAATACATTCATTACCGTATTTATCTCATCCCCCGGTAGTGGGACTCACCAGACGACAGCTTGCGAAGCTGTTCCATAGGAATCGAACCTCCCCGCCTTCTTTGTGGCCGGGCTGCGAGTT